AGAATTTATATCCCAGATCCAGGTAAAACAATTGATGGTATTGTAGCAGATCCAGATGGCATCAACGAACGTGAAGTTGAAGTCACTCTAACTGCAGCAAACAACTCTTGTACAGTTAACCTATGGGATCGTTTGACAAATATTGAAGACTTCACTAAGGAAATTGCAAAACCTCGTGGTTTGAACTTAGGTCGTTCTATCGAAAAGAAGTGTATTGAAAATACCGTTTTCAACGCTGCTCAGGCTGTTGTAGGTTCCGCAGACCCAGCAACTCTAGCAAAAGCATCTACTATGTTGGATGAAGTTGATGCAGTTGGTACACGTGTAGCTTTCTTGAAGCCAACAACTGAAGGAAAGATTACATCTAACGTTAAGTTCTATCAGGGCGATGAAATCCAGAAGAACATTTATAAGAATGCATACATCGGTGAATTCGCAGGTGCATCTGTTATTCGTGAATCTCTAATGCCAATCGTAAAGGGTGATGGCTCTTCTGCATCAGTATCTTTCACACCAGTATCTGGTGAAGGTTCTAAGTCAGCAACAGTAGTCGGTTTCGAACCACTTGTTTCTGCAAATGGACTAAAGAAAGGTCAGGCATACAAGATTGACGGTCTAAAGATTGTTAACCTAAACGGTGTACAGACAGATCAGGACTTCGTAATCATCCCAACAGCTGATAACAAGTTCCCAGAAATCCGTATCACAGTTGACGGTGAAGCATACAACAACCCTAACGCATGGGTAGCAACTGGAGTCACAGGTGGTGATGCTGAAAACATGCTAACCTCTGGAAAAGAATACTACGTTGGTCAGATCCGTACTGAAGACGCAGTTGGCTTCGATACTTACAGATTCGACAGAATCCCAGGTACAGAAGAAACAACTGAAGACGTAAAGAACATCAGAATTAAGTGCTCTATCGGAGGCGACAACATAAAAGGAGAAAGTTCAGTAGTATTCCGTGCTCCATACGCAGTCACACTTCCAGAAGCAAGAAAGTCAGTAGTCGCTTATTTTGAAAAATAAGTTAAACTAGAAAGAGTCTCCTTCTTCGAGAATTATAGGCGCAAGCCTATAATTCTTTTTTATTTGGACGATAATAAAAGATTAAGGTTGACAAGTAATATAGAAATTATTACTTTTATTGAAAAAGGAGAAATAGATGTGGACTAAAGAACAAGAAAAAGAATGGAACAAAAAATACTATCAAGAACATAAACAAGAATGTTTAAACAGAGCAAAAAATTGGGCTGAAAATAATTTAGAAAGAAGAAATAACAATAAAAAATTGTGGGATATTAAAAATAAAGATTTAAACAAAATTAAAAAAGCTGAGTATTATAACGATAATAAAGAAGAATTAAACGCTAAATATAAAGAATGGATTAAAAACAATAGAGACTACAAAAACAATTATTCTAAAGAATACTTACAAAATCAAAGACAATATTTCATGAGTCAATGTAGAGCTAAATCGCGTGCATATCTAAATAAGTATGGCCAAAAAATAGAAGGTTATCAAATTCATCATTGTTGTACATACGCTGAACCATTCAAGTTCATTTATTGTTCAAGAGAAATGCATAGGTTAATACACTCATATTTGAGACAACATAATATAAGCGCTGATGACGAACATTATGATTACATTAAACATCTATTAAATGATACTGTGATAAAATACAATATAGATTAAAGAAAAAGACACTCGAATGAGTGTCTTTTATTTTATTTGGAGGAGTTAATCAAATAGTTTTCTGCTTAACTCGTGCGCTCTAACACGAACATTACCTTTCGAAACTAAATCTTCAACAAATGTTAAAGCAAATGAGTCAGCTAAGTCAGGTGAATGACCTATATTTAATTTTATATCTGCCTTAGGAATTAATGCAACTCTATTAGAATTGTTCAAGATATAACGTGTGGCTTCAAGTTCTTCACGCAATTCATCATTGAAACCAACTAAACCTTCTTGAGATATGTATTTCTGTGCATTAAAATACATTTCAGTTCTTTTATTTGCATATTGAGTTAATTTTGGTGATGAGCCAAATGGAACTTCAATCACTGGTAATTTTTTGTCGTTTAATCGTTCAACTACACCACGTCCATAAGCACTATCTATTGCGATAAAACATAATTTATCACTACCGTATTTTGCAATCAAGCATTCAACATAATGCACTATATCTTTATCACTACATATCTGCTTCTTGAATATATCGATAATTTCATTCCCTCTACGAGTGCATATACAGTTATAGTCAACACCTGCACCAGACATATCAATGCCTATTGAATACAAATCATTTTTATTCCATACATTTGTAGTAAATAAGTCTTTTGTGAATAATGCGCCTTGAGTAGAATCATCAATAATTTCACCATAAAGTTCCTGTTTGAGTAATGCTTGGTCTGGAGTAGATTGTTTCATTAACTCAATCTGTTCCTCAGTGATGAAACTATTGTCTAATGTAGTTGCACGAATTATATCAATTTTATTTGCATTTTGTTTGATATAACCATTGAACCAACCACCAGCTTTTGGTGTACTCATCATGTAAATGTGTGGTGTAATGTTGGTACCACGCATGCAGAACGTTAAGACTGATAGAAGCGTTGGACTTGCCAAAGCAACTTCATCTAAAATAACTGTAGAAATTTCAGTTGAACCTCTACATCTATCTTCATTTTCGTAGCTCATTCCATAAATCACACCTTTTTTGTAGGTGATTTTTTGTACAGAGTCACTATATTTGTATTGACCTGGGATAACTTCATCTAAACGTCTTCTAATTTCAGTCATCAGGTTTTCACGTAATGCCTGACTTGTCTGCGCAAATACAATTATACGTTGTTCTTTAAGCAAAGAAAGCAATGCAACAAATGAGGCTACTACGCTCTTTCCTGCGCCTCGCCCTGCTAATAATACTGTTGTGTTTGCTGTAGATTTTATAAACTGTTTTTGATGAGGAAGTAATTTGTATTTAATTTGCATCAACATCCTCAAAAATAATTTCTACAGTTTTATCTTCTTTAACATCAGCATCAACTGATTGTTCAATCTTTTCTGACCAATCATCTTTAAAGCGTCTTTTAAGAATTTCAAGATGGTTCATACGACCATCACGATAATAACGTGCAGTCATATAATCTTCAATCTTTTGACGCATCATAATAAGCCAATCTACCATTTGGTCAAGTAGTTCTTTTGTCTTCTCTGCTAAAGTATTAGTAGACTGAAAAGACCAATGTGACCATAACTTTTCAGCAGGTCTTTTTGATTGAAGTGACTTTGGTAGATAACATTGAATATCTTTCATGAAATTTGCTACTGACCCATAAGATGGAGGAGTAGATGAATTATGCTGTCCATTACCGAAACCTTGAGTGTTAAGAATACGCCAAGTAATACCTGCACCATTTAAAACTTCTCTATCGTCCATATTAAATTCATCAGCAATTTGCTTAGGACATTCAATTAGTGAGAAGTCAGGCTCAGTTAAATTGTCAAGAATATACTGCATCTGTTTTTGTCTAACACGTGCAGCTTGAATGATATTATAAGATTTAAATGCCATTAGTTCCATCCTCCATTCAAATGATGAAGAATTTTATCTAGATTTTCATTCATTGCTTTTAGTAAATTCTTAATATCATTTAAATCGTCTTTAAGACCACCATCTGCAGCTACTTGTACTGTTGCTTGAGTATTAAAATCATTCAAGTCAACTACAGGGTCAACATAAGGAACATATACTGAATTTGGGTCCCAACATAAATCAGGTCTAGCTGAATAATAACTGTTTATATCAGCTGGTCCAGATGGTTTAGTACCATCATCGACAACATCAGACAAGAAATTACCTACCTTTTCATTTAATTCCTTTTCTTGTCTTTCTACTTTTAATTTGTTTCGTTCCTTAAAAAACTGATTATATTCTTTTTCGAAATCTTGAAGTTGTTTTGCTTCTAAAAGCCATTCTTCTTTCTTATTTAATTTTTTTGTAGTCTTTTTCATTTCATCCTCCTTGTATGGATTTTCAGCCATATTCTGTAAGTGTAATAAATATACTGTATATTTATAACAGAAGGAGAATTATGTTAAGAAACATTGACCAAAAACAGATAGTTCAAGTTATCTATCGTGATACTTCAGGTTGTTCACACTATCGTTTAAGATTTAATAGTGCTTATTTTGGCGCAAGAGAAGATTTAGGTTTCATTCCAGTCTTAATGCCTTTCCCAGCAACTGATGCTCAATGGCTAAATTGTACTAAAGCATTTGTCTGTCAAAGATTTATTAATGAACAAGATTATCAAATTGTCAAAGCTCTTAAGGAAGTTCAGCCAAAATTCGGCTTTAAGTTAATTTACGAATTGGACGATCTATGCTGGGACCATAAAAATGCTGGTGTTCCTGAATATAATATGGCTTCATTTAACTTTAAGAAGAATGCACCAGGAATTTATGCATCATTAGCAAAGATACTTCCTTTATTTGATGAAATTGTAGCATCTACTGAGTATTTAGCAAAAGCATTTAGAGAAGACTTCAATCTTCATAATGTGACTGTTATTCGTAATGTAGTCCCACGTTATTTGTGGAATTGTGAACGTAAAATGCCATTGTCTGAAGATTTAAAGAAGCCTACTGTTCTTTTGTCTCAGGCACCACAGCATTGGAGAAATCCAATTCCATTGGGAGTATCACCAGAATTTCCATTAGGTGTCACACCAATGAAAGGTGACTGGACTGATGCATGGATTGAATTTGTTAAGAAGAATGTAATTGAAGATAAAATCAATTTCGTTTGTATGGGTGCATTACCTTACTTCTTTGAAGATATTGCTGACAAGATTAAATTTATTCCATGGAAAGATACAGTAAATTTCCCAGGAGAAGTAATTAGAACTAAAGCAGATTTTGAGTTAGCTCCAATTGCTGACAACGTCTTTAATAAATGTAAGAGTGCATTGAGATTTACTGAGTCATGTGCTATTGGTGCAATCATGTTAGGTTCTGATTTTGAAGATAGTCCATATAATGAAATTCATCCAGCATGTAAGATAAAGACTGATATTACTTTTGACGAATTAAATAATCGTTTCTGGAATTTGTGTAAGAAAGACAATTATAATTCAGTCATTAAATGGCAATATGACCATTTGAATGCTTCTGGAGGATGGTTGGAAAGTGACAAACACATAAATCAATGGCTTTCAATGATTGATGGAACGAATAATTCTAAGATTTAGTCGGTTTTCAGTGATGAAATCGGTTCGGTTCGGTCCTATTGTAAATTTCTTTTTACATTGTAAACTATAATTTACATAAAAATAGCGCTTTGTAAACGTTTTTTTACAAAAAATAGGGTTTCCAACAGCCCTATTTTTTACTATATTATACCTGTGAACGAGAGGAGAGGTGCTCCTCCAAGAATAACTTAAAGAAAGGAATAACTATGAAAGAACTTACTGAAATCTTCACTGAACACAAGATTGTTAAATTCGATCGTTGCACTGTTGTTGGATGGAATCATACGCGTCCTGCTATCGGTCTTTATGACGATGATGATAATGAAATTGCGCAAATTTCTGACAGCTGTTTGGCATTTCTTAATGATGGTGAATATCTTGTCGATGATGATGGAAATGAAGTTTGGGATGCTGAAGAAAGTGACGCTAAGAACGTTTCTGAAATGCATTGCGCTATGGCATTTGGTGATAACAAAGAATTAGTCGATGAATTGAATGAATGGTTGCAGGACGCAGAAGTCACTGTTGACGTATATTATCGAAAGAATGGTAAAGAAATCAAAGACGTATATGAATACTTCTACAAAGAACTTCTAAAGTTGCTCAAATCTGAATTGAAAGAAGCATGTGATGAAGTTAAGAATATATCTAAGATGAAGCATATTGTTGATGCTTATGAATCTTATGAACGTTATAAGAATGATGAAACTTGGACTGAATTCAAAGATGGCTACGATTTGCCGAAATCTTGGACAATCGCTGCATTCAAGAAAGAAGCAAAGCGTGCAACTATCAAATTGATTGGAAAGATTTAAATTCATAGTCAACTCCTCTAAGTCATGTAAATTTCGGTTTACATGACTTTTTTGTATAATTTTGTTTACAAATAATGCCTTCAGAGAGCGTTTCTGGAGGCTTTTTTATATGGGCCCGTGCAACTATATCCCTGGACCATAAAATGACCCCAGAATGTCCCAAAAGCGCAAAAAAAGACCTGTTTTTATGCAGGCCTTTTATTATGAGGTAAATAATATGTAAAATTTAGTTTACATTCGGTTCAAATTCCGATTTTCCGATATTCCGAATGAGGAATTTCTTATATGCTCTGTTGACTTCTTTGACAAAATCATCGGAAACTTGATATTCTTGAAAAGTTATTCTAAACCAAAATGGGTCTTCATCTAATTCTTTCATGAATTCATCTCGATCTTTTTTTGGCATTGATGATATAATATCATCATGTTTTTTAATAGTCGATTTTGAACAATTATAAAATGACTGTATTGCACGTTGAACATCTGGCATTTCATCGTCAATGTTTGGCATATAATTATTCTTTTTTAAATAGACAATTTTGTCTGCTAATTCATAATCAGTTCGTATCATTACATACTCCAAAATTCGTCTACTTGTTCTCTTGTATATCCTTCATCCATTGCAATAGTCTTGAATTCATCTTCAAAACGTGATATATCTTCATTTTCACGAAGAACATCCCACCATAAATCATTTAATTTCTGATATATTTCGTCTGTTGTTTTCATCTACGTTTTCTCCTATTACGTTGTCTTAAAACTCGTTCACGATTTTCACGGTACCACATTCTATGATAAAGTTTTTGATATTCACGATAGTTGTCAGCTTCTGATGGTAAGTCTTTATGCTTCTTCCAGTTATCCACTGCTTCTCTCATTTTCTGAACAATCTCATCATAATGTTCTTGCCAATATTTCAGATTTTTCTCACCTGTCTCTTTTCTTCTTTCTTCTGTCCAAGTTGCACGTATTTTCTGTTTATGTTCTTCTGTCAATGGATGACTAACTGATTTACGTATTGCTTCTTTGTGTTCATCAGTCATTTGTCCTTTCTTAATTGCCATTATGTTTAGCATCATTCTCCTCCATATCTTTTAACATCATTTGTCTGAACTTTTCACTTTGTTCTGCATCTAGCCTATATAATTTACCTTTCCATAATAATCTTGCT